GAGGCGATCGGTGTTTGCCTTGCCATGTGCCATCGTGCATTGGGCGAGGTTCGCGCCCTGGCACGCATGCCGGGACCGGCGGGCGAAGCCGGGCCGGAAGGCAAGCAAGGCATTCGCGGTGAGACCGGCGAGAAGGGCGAGCGCGGAGAGCCGGGCATGCAAGGCGCCATGGGACCGACTGGTCTCGCTGGCAAGCAAGGCGAGCGCGGCGACAAGGGCGAGCCCGGCCGCAACGCCGCCGACCTGAATTACCTGCAAGCCTACGTCGCCGAACAGATCGGGCGCGCGCTCAAGACCGCAACGGTCACAACATCGGACGGTGGCCGCACGTTGCGTTGGGCCGTGGGTGAGACGGTGCATGATATCAAGACCGCCATCGTCCTCGATGCTGGCGTCTGGAAGGAGGGCGCGAGCTACGCCGCCGGCGACGGCGTCACCCTGGGCGGCTCGTTCTTCATCGCCCAGGGCGCAACCACCGCCAAGCCCGGCAAGTCGGACGACTGGCGGCTCGCGGTCAAGCGCGGCAGCGACGGCCGCGACGCGCGCACGGACGAGAAGCGCGCGCCCGAGCCGGTCAGGTTCAAATAGATGCATTCCATTCTGGAAATTCTCAGCGAGGCGACTGACAGCGCCGGGCCTGACCTGATTAGCCTGAACGATCTCAAGCTCGCGCTTGGCATCGAGGGCACCGACGAGGATGCCGCGCTGCAGGCTGCAATCACGATGCAGTCACGCCTTATTGCAGAATATTGCAATCGCCGTTTCGGCCTGGCCGAGGCGCTGGAAACCTTCACCTTCGATTTCAACGAAAACATGCTGCCGCGGCAGGCGCTGACGCTGTCGCTTTATCCGGTGGTCGAGGTGGCCGAGGTCTCGACCGCAGGCGCCACCGCCGCCGGTTACGAATTCGATCCCGACAGTGGGCGGCTGTGGACCGACGGATGTTGGGCCGAGACCGTGGTGGCCGTGCTCTACAGCGGCGGCTACGATCTACCAGAGGAAGCACCGGCGCGGTTGCAGCAGGCGGTGATCCAGGCGGTGGGCGACGGCCGCACGGTCGGCTCGCGCGATCCCGGCATCCGCGAGGTGCAGCATGGCGACACCCGCGTGAGCTATTTCACGCCGTCGCTGTCGACCGCGTCGTCGGGCTATCTGTCGGCGCCGGTGATCGACCTGATCAAACCCTACCGGCGGCTCTATGTCGCGTGAGCCCGCATTTTGGTCGGTGCCGCGCGAATGGCCGGGCGAGACCGTGTTCATCGTCGGCGGCGGGCCGTCGGTGCTTGGCGTCGATCTTGAGGCGCTGCGCGGCCGGCGCGTGATCGCGATCAATTCCAGCGTGTACAAACTGCCCTGGGCCGACTTTCTCTATTTCGGCGACTGGCGCTGGTGGAACGAGCCCGCCAATCGGGCGGCGGTGGCGAGCTTCCGCGGGCGCGTCGTCACGGTGTCGCGCATGGTGTCGGAAGACAAGAAGGTGCTGGTCTGTCGCAGCGCCAAGCCGCCGGGTCTGGCGCTCGCACACGATAGCCTGATGCAGAAATGGACCTCGCTGACGGCGGCCACCAACCTGGCGGCGCATCTGGTCGGGCCGGGCGGCACCATCGTCTGGCTCGGCGCCGACGGCAAACTGGCCGCCAACGGCCGCAGCCACCATCACCCGCCGCACCGCTGGCCGCATAAGCCCGGCTGTTACGACAAGCAGCACGCCGATCTGGTGACCATCCTGCCGTCGCTGCGGGCGTTGCGGATCGCGGCGTTCAATGCCTCGCCGGGAACGGCGTGGGGCGATCTGCTTCCGGTCATTGACCTGCAAAATTTTCTAGGCGAGCGTCGGGCTGCATGACAAAACGCAAGAACGCGCAAGCGGCGTTGAAGACTGGTACCTGCAAGTGTGGGGCCGAAGTAACATGGCGAACGACTCCGCGTCGGTACTGTGACGCATGTCGCCGCGTAGCAATTCAGGAAGATAAAGCACGATATAGGTCCACGAACCGCGCTAGCCTTCGCGCGGCAAATCTGCAGTACGCGCGGGCGAATGCCGAATCGATGAACGCCAACAAACGAGCGTGGCGGCGCGCTAACCCAGAAAAGAACAAGGAACAAAAAGACGATTGGCGGCACCGTAATCCGTTAAAGCACGCTGTGCAGTTCGCGCGCTACAAGGCGCGCAAGGCGCAGGCCGAAGGCTCGTTTACCGATACGGATTTCGTTTGTATCGTCGAGGATCAGGGCGGGAAGTGTTTCTATTGCTCGACCGACATCTCACTGAAGCCGACCATCGATCACTATATTCCATTCTTGCGCGGCGGATCGAATTGGCCCGTTAACATTGTCGCTGCATGTAAGCCTTGTAATTCAGCGAAGCGCGAACGCATGCCTTATGAATTTATATGCGACCGGTTTTGATTCGTGGGATGTACGGTTTGGGCGATTGCATATACTCGCGCCCGTTCGTGCGGGCGGCGGCGGCACAGTACGACATCCACCTCGAGACGCCGTGGCCCGAGCTATACGCCGACCTCAACATCAGGTTCATCCGCGGCGGGCGCCGGCTGCGCACGCAGCAGAAGAACATGGCGCGGCAACCGGCCGCGCTGTGGTGGTCGCCACCGATGCCGGCGATGCGCGAGATCAAGGTCGGCTACTTCGACCTGGCCTCGCGCTCGATCATCCGCTCGCTCGAATGCCGCTGGGCGGCGCTGCAGGTCACCTTTGATCCGGCGCTATTCGATCTGCCCGATATGGGGCCATCGCCGGTCAAATCGGAGTGGCCGATCGCGGTCATCCGTCCAGTCACGGTGCGCACCGAATGGCGCAACGAGGCGCGCAACCCGCGGCCGGAATATGTGGCGGCGATCGCGGCCGAACTGATGGCGACGCATACCGTGGTTGCGGTTGCCGATATCGCGCCGGGCGAGGAATGGGTGGTTGGCGAACCACCACCGGCGCACCGCTATTTTGTCCACGGCGAACTTTCGGTATGCGAGCTGCTGGCGCTGGTGCGTGACGCCGACATTGTCATTGGCGGCGTCGGCTGGATCGTCCCGGCCGGGCTCGCGCTCAAGAGCAGAACTTTCGTGGTGCTGGGTGGCCACGGTGGCCACAACGCGCCCAGCAAGATCACCGACCCGCGGCTCGATCTCAGCCGCATCGGCTTCGCCACACCGGAGAAGTTTTGTCGATGCTCGAACATGCTGCACACCTGCGACAAGAGGATCGCCGACCCGATCGGGCAGTTCTACCGCTGGTGGGGCAGTTCTCGCGCCGCTGCCTGACCTGGTGGCTGCAGCACGGCATCGGCTACTACCCGGTCGAGGTCGGGCACGCGCCCTACGACCAGGACTATTTCGACAGCTTCGACCGCAACGCCCAGACCGAGCTTGGCCGCGCGCTGATGGAGGCGCGGGTCAACTTTGTCGAGCGGCATTATCGCGGGACGCTGATCGATGTCGGCATCGGCTCGGGCGCCTTTGTCGAACTGCGCAATCGGCGCGGGCGCACGACCTACGGCTACGATGTCAATCCCGCCGGTCTCGCCTGGCTCGACGAGCGCAAGCTGCTGGTCGACCCGCATCTGGTCTCGTTCGATGCGGTCACGCTGTGGGACGTGCTCGAGCATATCCCCGACTTCCAGTCGCTGCTCGCCAATGTGCGCGATTGGGTGTTTGCGTCGTTGCCGATCTTCCGCGACGCCGAGCACGCGCTGCGCTCCAAGCATTTCAAGCCGGACGAGCATTGCTGGTACTTCACCCGCAACGGGCTGGTGTTTGCGATGAACCTGTGCGGCTTCGCGCTGGTGTCGGAAAGTAACGTCGAGACCGAGCTTGGCCGCGAGGACATCGGGACGTTCGCGTTCCGCAGGGCAACCGATGATCGACTATAGCGCGGACCTCTATGATCCGGTCTATGCCGAGCTGGGCGTGCCGGCGACGCTGAACGCAGGAACGGCGGGCGAGATCACGCTTACCGTGATCGATGATACCCGCCGCAAGACGCAGGCCAGCGGCAGCGTGGAAGTGCGCAGCGTCGGGCCTGGCGCCTTTGCACGCATCCCCGAACTGACGGCCAAAGGGATCGCGCGCGATGACTGCGACGGCGCCACGCTGACATTCAATGGGCGGACCTGGATCGTGCGTTCGCATGAAGCGTGCGGCAGTCCGAACGGCGAGGATCTCGGCGAAGTGCGGTTCCTGCTGAAGTCAAGCACATGATCGACGTTCGCGAGGACATCCTGGCGCGGCTGCTCGAGGTGGTCGGCACCCTTCCGAACATCCGCTCGGCGCATCGCAACAACGTCGATATCCCGGAGACGCAATTGCCGGCGGTGATCGTGCTCGACGGCGACGAGGAATCGGATGGCGCTGGCGATGTGTCAATGAAGCAACCGCACCGGCCCTACAACGTGCAGATGACACCCGGCATTGTCCTACAGGTGCAGGATGACAACGTCGTGCTGGGTTCGATCGTCACCACGTTTCGCCGCGAGCTGATCAAGCGGGTGCTGACCGACGCCGATCTCAACGAGCAGATCGTCAAGACCGGGCGGCACGGCAACGGTGCGATCCGCTACCTCGGATGCCAGACCGATGTCGGCTGGACGCGCACCGGATACGCGGCATTAACCGCGCAGTTTCTGTTTAAGTACACGCTTCGGCCCGACGATCTCTAGGAAAGGAAAGGCCCTGTCATGCCCACGTCACCCAACGTTCAGAACTATCACATTGGTAAAGGTATCGTGTCGTTCAAGGAAGCCGGCGCTTCCACCTTCACCGACCTCGGCAATGCACCGTCGTTCGTCTATTCCCCGGCGGTCGAGAAGAAGGAACATTTTTCGAGTCGTGAAGGTGTGAAGACAAAGGATTTTACGGCGATCACATCACTTGCCGCCACCATCACGTTCACGCTCGACGAGATCACCGGGAACAAACTTTCGTTCTTCGCACTGGCCGAGCAGGGCACCGACACTG